AACTGCTCTGCAGTCTTTCCTTTCTTCACTTCTTTCACTTCTTTCTCGGTTTTTGTTATTACTACTTCTTTCTTTTTCTGAGCATGAAAAGCTACGTTTACCACATCGTATAGCAGACCGCTCCTTAACTCTTGAACAGAATATTCCGCTTGGCCTTTACCCATGTCATACTCGTGACAGAACGCATACACTACACCATCTTTCAGACTCACTAGTCTTCTGATATTGTCGTGACCATCTCCCTTGTGTAGCTTGTAAATCGCTTGTTTCAGCGATAGCTTACCGCTCTCAGTGCGTAGACCGAAGTCTAGAAACAGACTCTGCGTGTTGTCTGATGTGCCTAGTACTTCTGTACCATCTAATATTTCAACGATTGCCCATTGATTGCTCGTAAATCTTGCCATTTTTTCTATCTATTTTTAGTTATTGATTACGCTAATTTTCTTTCTATGTTATCTTGCTCACGCTTAGGTAACTCATCCATGTATTCAAGGTATTTATCGTACGCTTGTACACATCTTCTGTCCCACTTGCGCCATAGCTTGTCATCCTCTTCATATTCGCACTCGGTGTTATCTGATGCGATGTTTCTCTGCTCATCGGCAGATTCGTATTTGTCCATCCATGAAACCGCTTTGTTTACAACAGACTGATACTTTGCGTTGATTGCTTTTACTACTAGCATAGCTCTATTTGCCGTTTAGCCATACGGACTTGTTGTTAGTGACTAAGATTGAAAGGCACAGACCGAAGTCTGCACCTATGGTTTTTAATATTCATGAGCATCAATGTACTCAATCAAGTCATCCATGCCGCCTTTGCCATCCATGAAGTCTTCACCTAAGTGAACGTTCACCGCATCTAGCAAAGCTACCGCAGCATCCAACAAGTTATCTTCTGTTTTCTCGCTCTGTCTGTATTGCTCACAGATAACCCATGCCGCTTTGTATACAGACTCAGTGTTGTCAATGTATAACGCTACTTCCCATGCTGACTTCGTGCTCCATCCATTGTAACCCATAATTTCATATGCCGCCTAGTCATGCGGACTTATTGTTAGTGACTAAGATTGTAGTAATAATGGGGGCAGACTGAATGTCCACCCCCACAATAGTTTTTCAATTTCGGATAATCAGACCTTAGCGCATCAGTGCTTAAAGGCATAGTGCGTTTCCGCTCTTCGTATGCTCATCAGCAATGCTAGTCTGCTCTTGTATCCCGCTTGTCTATCTCAATCCATCATCAGTTAACCTTGATAGGGCGGTCAGTTTATGTGGTAGTCTTTATACTTCACCAAAACCATTGCGATTGCTACCCTCAACGTACCACAGACTCATGGTCTGCAGCCCTACACTTTTCGCCTTGCGGCTTGGGCATAGTCTATGCGTCTACTCTGACAATCTATCCAAACGAATTACAACCCACATACACCCACTTCTGCTAATCTTGTCACCGCTTGTGGTATGCTTGTATGCTTTCGCTTCTGATAGTCTGACCGCTTCTGCCAAAGGTACACGTACCTAGCAAGTCTGACTGCTATCATCCACTACTAACACCGCACATAGCACCAAAGCATTCGGTCACTGCGTATGTTGTAATCGTTGTATGTAAAAGAACTTAGCGGTAGTGACAAACTCGTTGCCGTTTCCGATGGTCAAATATTTAGAAAATCTTTTGAAGAATCCAAGCATGTAGTCTGAAGCCCTGTGTTTACGGGGAGTCTAAGAGTCTGCCCATGGATGGCTCTTGGCGCATTGGGGAATTGGTATGGGGGGTATTGTTCCTAGTCTGAATTAGTCTGCAATGGTAATTCAATGCACAACGCTGTGAGTGTTATATATATATATGAAAGGCAATCGTGGTAGTCTGAATGGCTAAAAGTCTGAAAGTTTTGGTCTAACTCGCTGAGAATCAAGGGGGTAGGGTTTCGGGAATCGTTTCGGGAATCTGACGCTGACGTGCGTATATATATAGAATCCCAACATTCCATATTTCTGACAAAAATTACCAATCCTTTGTCTGTCAAGGCTTTAACGCTGTGACTTAAAGTAAAGCTTTAGGGTTGACTTTATGAAAAATAAGCTGTAACTTTGCCCTGAAGCTCAGTCTTTAAACTTGGTTGGTTGGGTGTTGATACCCCCACACTACTAAAATGAAAACTTAATACTTCAAGCTACTTGAGTTTTCCCTGACATAATCAAAGCAAGAGCAAAGAACTGTATGAGGGGCATCTATGTCCTAAACTTAAGACCACTTAAAGTGATACTTTAACTACTATGCTCTATCTAATCTGTCTCCTGTTATTTATTACCTTTGCTTTCGTATTACATTACTACTTAAGTGATTACGACTATGAAACTATCCAAGAACCTTTCGCTTGCGGAAGTGACGAAGTCTGCTACTGCGAAGAGGCGGGGGATTGCGAACGAGCCAATAGAGAGTCATCTAGAGAATCTTAAGGCTTTAGCTGAGAATATCTTTCAGCCTATCCGTGAGGAGTTCATGTGTCCAATCTTTGTAAGTTCTGGTTACAGGTCAGAGGCTCTCAATGAAGCTATCGGAGGTAGTAAGACATCTCAGCATAGTAATGGTGAAGCACTTGACCTGGACGCTGATGTATACGGAGTAATTACTAACGCGGATATATTTCACTACATTGAAGACAGGCTTGATTATGACCAGCTTATTTGGGAGTTCGGTACGGAGGAGAATCCGGACTGGGTTCACGTATCTTTTAAGAAAGATGGGGGTAATAGACGCGAGAAGCTCAGAGCAGAGAGAAAGAACGGAAGAACTGTATACAGATTCATCTGATGATGACCACATGATGTTTATATGAAGGCAAAGAAAAGTACATCTCAATATTACAAGGAGAATCCAGAGGCTGCTGAGAAGCGTAGACGTTGGCAGCGTAAGGAGAATAAAAAGAAGAGCAAGCGTAAGTATCGTGCTTTCTTGACTAAGAAACGTAGAGAGGCTGGAAGAGACGGTAATGGTGATGGTATGGACTACGACCATACTGAGAAAAGATTCATGAGTGCTAAACGAAATAGAAGCAAGAAATAATGAAAGCTAAGAAAAAGGCATACAAAAAGGGTGGTGTCCTACCCAAAGCTATTAAAAAGCTAAAAGAAAAAGCAGCCAAAAAGAAAGCTGAGAAATCTAAACCGAGCTACAGAGGCGTTACTGATGAGGTAACCGTAACGGCAAAAGCACCAACTAAATCTGAAAAAGCAGGGGCAAAAGCATTTATTGAATCTAATAGTGTGTCTAGATTAGCGTCTTACAGCGAAGCTTCAGGAGGGAAAGATGGTTCTAATCTACAAGAAGACACAGCTAAAAGATTAAATGTCCCAAACACTCCATCTAGTATCTACACAAGTAATAAGCGTAAAAAGAATTGGAACAAGGCTCTAAAAAAATCAGGTTACAGAAATTAATGAAAGCTAAGAAAACATACAAAGGAGGAGGACTCCTAGATAAACTAAAAGAAAAGGTTTCTTCCCTTAAAGCTAAAAAAGAAGCTCCTAAAGAGTTTGACAAAACGGGATATAAGTTTCTTGGAAAGTCTGACGATTTAAATGCTATTGCTCATAGGAAAAAAAATTATAGCTCTACACATGGTGGCCCACAGGAGTATAAGTTTACAAAAGACTCTGAAGGAAAAACAAACATGTATGTAAAAATGGGAAAAGGAGGTATAGTTCCTAAGTACAAAAAAGGTGGTAAGCTTGGAAAGAAAAAAGCTTTAGACTTTAATAAGGACGGTAAGATTACTAAGGCTGACTTTATTATGATGGCCAAGGCCAACGCTAAAAAGAAAAAGTAATGAAAGCCGCTCGTAAAAAAATAAAAGTATCAGCTCCAGACGGATACCACTGGATGTTTGAAAAGGGGCGTTACTACCTTATGCCACACAAGGGTGAATTTGTTCCACACAAAGGCGGGTCACTTGAGGCTGAGTTTAAGGTTAAGGCGAAGCACGGTTAAGCGGGTACATTAATCTGTTCCTGCCCCTCTAGCTTACGGTAGTACTTCTGTACTAACAGTCGGCCTTTTTGTGTAAGAGCGTAGCGTACTCTGTATCGCATCTTACCCTCATCAAAAATAGCTTCCTCATAGGAATTAGGGGACAGCTTATCGTAGTACTTATATATGTACCCAAGAGTCTGTAGGGGGTATATAACTCTACGGGCAATCTTTAACTTACTGTAGAAGTAAGACTGAGATACGTGGTCTATAGTAAAGAACTCGTAGTCGTAACAGAACAACATAAAATTAATGTAAGCTTCGGTAACGTCTGTTGAGTTTACCATATCTCTAATAACCAATTTATGATATTTGTTGTACGTTCTTCCTAGTTCATCTTGCTTTCGCATCTTGAATTCACGGAACATACCCTTTCTTGTTCGCTTACCCATTTTTATTAAATTTGCATAGAATACAAATATAGACAAATGGCTACTCTTACAAATACAAAGGTTAAAGACACCTATCAAACATTACTTAAAATTACTGCTGGCTCTATTGGAGGCGGCTTCTCAGTAGTACAAGACGGTGCGGCCAATGACTCTGGTCTTAGTGTTTCTACCACGGGAGTTGGAGCAACTAAGCTGACGTTTATTAATATGCCTGTTACTGGAACTACAGAGACTACGGCGCTATTCTTAAACAGTAGCAAAGAGGTAATTGTAAAAGAATTAGCCGCATCAGCTTTCACCCAGCCCGCTCTTACAGCATCTACGGGTATATCTGTATCTGGAGTTTATCCATCGTTTACTATAACGAATACCGCTCCAGACCAAACGGTATCAATTACTGGAACTGACATTAGCGTAAGTGGAACTTACCCTAGCTTTAGTCTGACAAACACTGCACCCGACCAAGTAGTAAGTATATCTGGCACTGGGGGCATTGACGTTACAGGAACTTATCCCTCTTTCACTGTTGATGCTTCTAATGTACAGAGCGGAATCTTTGAAGAGATGTTTGTCGGTGTACCGGAATCTCCATACACATTGGGTTCTGGAGCACCTCAAGTTATTTCTTTTTCCAATCCAAACAATAATACAGAAACAACTTCGTACCACTTCGGTAATGCTCCAGCTAAAATAACTCGTCCAAGCAACGAGGTAATAATGAATGGCTCTGGTAAAGATTTTGTTGTTTACATAGATATAGCAGCTTACATTGATGTGTTGAGTCCTAACTCAGATATAACCTACAGACTACAGTCTAATACTGGTGCTGGATGGGTTACAAAACAAGAGGCGTTAAGAACTAAAGGAACATCTGGAATTCACGTTGATTCTTTTTGGGGTATATTTATAGTTGCTAATGGAGAACAATTAAGAATTGAAGTTGTATCTGATTCTGGAAACGTAATTGTAAACCCGCAGACACAAGTAAAATTCCAAGTAAAAGAAACTGGTAATATAATTTAATATGAATGAAAAGCAGAAAGACTGTATCGTTGAAATTCAAGAATTACTATCGTCTATAAATGAAGTCGTTGCTAAGTATGAGCTAACGAATGAGTTTTTATCTGTGATGGCTGTAGGTTTTTTAGACCTTGAATCTAGTTACTTGGATGAGGAAGGTAATGAAAGAGCTAGCATGAGCTTGCTTTCAACATTCTCTGTAGCAGATGAAGAGGAATTAGACGATATGTTGTCGTACTGTGTTGAGGCATACCGAATGGATGCTGAGGACGATAAACCAAAAGAAGGCACTATTGATTGGTGGCTCAAGCATTTTGGTGGCGACAATAATATAAATTAAATACATTATGATTAGGAAAATTATTATAGGGCGAGACCCTAAAGATGCTATGGCATACTTCATAGGTATGCGTGCTGGTTCCGGAAAAGTAAGCGCAATCATTCAGGATGAAGCTTATCTGCACAAGTACAATAAAAAAAGATATCTCATATACATTGAAAATGAAGAGGGTACAATGATATGGAAGGCTATAGATGATATGCCTTGTATTCTTGAGTACGATTTAAAATTTGACTAATGAGACCCTTACATCATTTTATAGTACAGCTCCCTAAGAAATTTAAGGATGAGCTTGAAGTTGCTGGCGAAAAAATTAAAATCATCACTAAGTTTGATGAGTTCGGAAATAGAATAAACTACGGAAAGATTGTAGCAGCACCCATATCTTACAAGGGCGAATTTCAAGAAGGTGACTGGCTATACTTTCATCATCACGTAGTAATGGAAAGCATATACGATATTGGAGATGACTTATACATGGTTAATTACGAGTCAGATGGAGGATACGCAAATCATGCTATCGGAATCCAAGACGAAGCTGGTAATATTAACATGCTTGGTGATTGGTGCTTTGTTGCACCAGCCGATGAACCAGAAGAAGAAACAACTAATTCTGGCATTATTCTTAGCATCAAAGAAGAACCAAAACTGGAAGGAGAACTACTCGCGATACCCAAAGATTCAGAATGGATTGGAACGAAGTCTGGTGATTTGGTGGGTTACACGAAAAATTCTCAATACAAAATGGAACTAGTAAGCGGAAAGAAAGTTTACCGCATGCGAACAACAGAGTTGGTTTATGTCAAAGAAAGCTAAGTTTAATACAGTAGAAGCATCAAGACGCTTATTGTCTTCCATGGAAGTAGCAATAAACAATATGATTGATGAGGTACGTAAACCTGTAGACTCTGAGCTGTCAGGCTCACAGCGCAAAGCCGAATTACAAAGCATAAAACAAACAGCAACAGATGCCAAAGAACTCCTCATTGAATACCAGCGACTGGAACAAATGGTTAAAGAACTACAGGAAACAGGAGGACTTGAAGAAGAGCAAGATTATTCGGGAGGATTTGCAGAAAGATTCTCTAAATAGCAAAACTTTTTTATACTGGGGTGACTATTAAAATATAATGAAATGGCTGGAATTAAAAAAATTGAAGGATATGATGAAGAGGTAATCAACATCTGTCCTAATGATACTTCAGGAGAAATCATTGAAGTAGGAGAAATTTATATTCAGCTACCAAAGTTACCTTCAAAAAAAGAAATCCTTTTTGGCGATAAAAAAAAGGATGCTCAGATGTGGCAAAGACTTAGTGTGCCAATTGAGCTGCAAAGAATACGCTCTATGGATGAGTGGTATGAAATGCCTTCTGAATTTAAGAAACGTTTTTCCGAATACATACAAAAAGAATTTGACCGTAGACGTAATGGTGTGTGGTTCTGGAACGATGGTGTGCCTACATATATTACTGGTAGACACTATATGATGTTGCAGTGGAGTAAGCTTGATATAGGTTATCCATTTTATTTAGAGTTTCAAAGAAGATTGTTTTTACACTTCGCAGCGGTTGAAGCAGACACTAGAGCTGTGGGGCAGAACTACGTTAAATGTAGACGTTCTGGATACACGAATATGTCAGCAGCAATATTAGTAGATGAAGGTACACAGGTAAAAGATAAGCTGTTGGGTATTCAATCTAAAACAGGTAAGGATGCTCAAGAAAACATCTTTATGAAAAAGGTTGTACCAATATTCAAAAGCTATCCATTTTTCTTTAAGCCTATACAGGATGGTACTACTAATCCAAGGATGGAACTTGCTTTTAGAGAACCTTCTAAAAGAATTACAAAGAACAATAAAACATCTAATAAAGGAGAGGCTTTAAATACCATTATCAACTGGAAGAACACCACCAATAATGCATATGATGGTGAGAAGTTGCATCTTATGTATCTTGATGAAGCAGGCAAGTGGGAAAGACCTACTGATATACGAGAAGCCTGGCGTATTGAGCGTACATGTCTTATAGTAGGGCGTAAGATAATTGGTAAATGTCTTATGGGTTCAACTGTAAATCCAATGGATAAAGGCGGTCAGCAGTACAAAGAAATATGGAGAGATTCAGACCCAACAGATAGAAATGCTAACGGCAGAACCAAGACAGGGCTTTACAGACTCTTCATGCCTGCATATGAATCTCTTGAAGGTTTTTTTGATAGATATGGAAATCCAGTAATAGAAGACCCAGAAGAACCTATAATTGGCGTTGATGGTGACATGATAACTATCGGTGCTAAAACGTATCTTAAGAACGAAAGAGATGCATTAAAGAATGATGCTAGGGAACTAAATGAATTTATTAGACAGTTTCCATTTACTATTGACGAAGCAATGAGAGACTCTATAGAAGGGTCTACTTTTAACGTTGGTAGAATATACGAGCAGATATCTTACAACGATGAATTATTTCCTAACCCTGTCGTTCAAGGCAATTTTAATTGGAAAGAAGGTTCAGCAGACAGCGAGGTTGTTTTTAGTCCTAATCCACAAGGAAGATGGTTTGTTAGCTGGATACCTCCAAAAGACTTAAGGAATAAATACAAAGTTATATATGGGAAAAAACATCCTGCGAATGACCATATTGGTGTGGGCGGCGTTGATAGCTATGATTTGGATTCTACTACTGATAACAGGGGTTCTAAAGGAGCATGCCACTTATACAATAAATTTACTTTGGCAGCTCCCTCTAATATGTTTGTCGCCGAGTATGCATCTCGCCCTCCTCTTGCGAGAATATTTTACGAAGACATATTAATGGCCGCTGTGTTTTATGGATACCCTCTTTTAATAGAAAACAATAAGTACGGTATAGTTAGACACTTTGAAGCCAGGGGATATGAAGAGTACGTGATGAAACGCCCTGAGCATTTAAAGCCTCCTAACGCATCAACTAATGTAAAGACTAGAGGTATACCATCTAACTCTCAAGATGTCATACAGGCGCACGCACAAGCTATTGAGGCGTATGTTGAAGAGCATGTTGGTATAAACCCAGAAACAGGGGAATACGGAAAGATGTATTTTAACAGAACACTTGAGGATTGGATAGGATACAAGATAGATAACAGAACTAAGTATGACCTTACTATTAGTGCGGGATTAGCACTTTTAGGTGCTCAGAAATCTAAGCTTGTAAAAAAAGAATCTAACTTTAATGACAAGAAGTTTTTCCGCAAGTACAAAGACGAGATAAGGCGCTAAAAATCAGCCTTTTATTTTAGTATCTTTGCGAGGAAGTATTTTGCGAAAAAGCTATATGTACGATAAAGACACTACAGGAAAGTATGGAAACTTTCCAGACCCCTTTGCACCTCATGCCAAAAAATCATCCAAGAAATATGGGATAGATTATGCTAAGGCTATTGAGAAACAGTGGGGTAACTCAGATGATGAGAGAAGTCTGTTTAGACGGAGATTAAAGGATTTTGAAACCAATCGTGATTACGCTAACGGTACTCAAGACACATCAATCTACAAACAGATTTTAAATTCCTTAGACCCTAACAACGGTGATGGAACTTTATTAAATCTTGATTGGTCTCCAGTCCCTATCGTTCCTAAGTTTGTAAGGATT